AAAAATGTATGTGGTGAAGGTCATGCAAAAAGACTTTCTAGAATAGGACAATGTTTCTATTCACCTTATAGAGAGAAGTGGACATTTGGTGGAGTATCTATTTTGGATTATATCAGTCTATACAAACAATATAACTTTGGACTAGAGTCAGCATACACTTTAAATCACATTGCAACAAAAGAATTGGGTAGAGGTAAGGTAGAGTATGAAGGAAGTTTGGATGACTTATTCGTAAACGATTTAGAAAAGTTTATTGAGTATAATATTGTCGATGTGGACTTGGTGGTAGCAATGGATGAGAAGTTAAAGTTTATAGATTTATGTAGGGCGATATGTCACGCCGGTTATGTTCCTTACGAAGATTATATGTTTTCGTCAAAATGGTTAGAGGGTGCTTGTTTAGCATACCTTAAAACTAAAAATATGGTTGCAACAAACAAACCAGCGGATAGGAGAGAAAGAATGCAAGCATTGAAAGATAACGACCAAGAGAAATTTATTGGTGCATATGTAAAAGAACCCATCGTTGGGAAGTATGATTGGATATATGATTTGGATTTGACATCTCTATACCCATCAATCATTATGACACTAAATATCTCACCTGAAACAAAGGTTGGTAAGATTTCAAATTGGGATGCAGAACAATATATCAAAGGTGAGGAAATCACTTATAAGTTAAAGGGTAAGGATGGTGATGAATACGAATACAACCGTCAGGAATTAGCAGATGTTATCAAAGATAGTCAATTAGGTGTAGCAGCTAATGGAGTTCTTTATATGCAAGATAAACCAGGTTTAATTGCGGACATTCTAAATACATGGTTTAACAAAAGGGTTGAATATCGTAAATTAGAAAAGAAATATGGTGAGGAAAAAAATACTGAATTATATGAGTTCTATGGTAAGAGACAACACGTCCAAAAAATCCTTTTGAACTCAATGTATGGTGTATTAGGTTTACCAGCATTCCGTTTCTATGATGTGGATAATGCAGAAGCAGTAACCCTAACAGGACAAGTCGTAATTAAAAAGACGGCTGAAATGGCAAATAGAAAATATTGGAAAGAATTAGGAACAACGGATGACTATAATGTTTATATTGATACTGACTCAATTTATATGATGGCAGAACCTTTGGTAAAACATAGATACCCAGAATATAAGACATTTGATGAAAAGAGGATGGCAGTTGAGGTGGACAATATTGCAACCGAAACACAAACATTCTTAAACTCATTCTACGATTTATTGGCAGAGAGATTTTTCTTTATTCCAAAAGACAAACATAGATTTGAGATTAAAAAGGAATATATCAGTAAAGCAGGATTTTGGGTAGCAAAGAAACGATATGCACAATGGATGATTTTGAAAAACGGAATACCTTGTGACAAATTAGATGTGAAAGGATTGGATGTAGTTAGAAGTTCATTCCCAAAAGCATTTCAAAAGTTTATGTCGACAATGTTGAAAGATATCTTAATGGGTAAAGGACATGATTATATTGATGATACTCTATTGACATTTAAGAAAAGCTTACCAACATTACCTGTAAATACAATAGCAAAAGGTGGAGCATTGAAGGAATTGAGTAAATATGATAAGGGAAATTGGAAATCAGGAGACGCAGTAGCAAACTTTGAGAAAGGAACACCTGCACACGTTAAAGCCGGAATAACATACAATAGATTATTAAAATTCTTCAATTGTCCATATAAGCATGAACCAATTAGAGATGGGGATAAAGTAAAGTGGGTATATCTTAAAGACAACCCATTAGGATTAGAAACAGTTGCATTCAAAGATTATAATGACCCAAAGGAAATTATGGATTTTGTGGAAACCTATGTGGATAGAAACAAAATATTTGAAGCAGAATTAGAAAACAAATTAGATGACTTTTATAACGCATTAAAGTGGGATAAAGTTACCGCAGATACAAAGACTGCAAAGAAGTTTTTCGCATTTTAATTTGGTATTATAAAAAATTAGTCGTATATTAGTAAAACAAACATAAAACATGAACAAAAACAATTTATTAAAATTCATTCAAAAGTATTCACTAGGTGGACTTATTGAATCAGTAGCGTGGAACGCTGAAGGAACGAAATTATCAGTTAGATTTATTTCAGATGACAAAACATTATTAGGTGAAGTAGAGTTTAACGCTTACACATCAACACCAATGAATGTCGGTATTTACACAACATCATTATTAAAAAATATGATTGGTGTATTAGATAACGATTTAACATTGAAAGTTGATAAAGCAGGTGATAAATCGGTATCATTAAAGTTATCGTCTGACGAAACCGAAACATCTTATCAATTAGCAGACTTAGGAGTTATTCCACCTGTACCAGATTTGAAACAATTACCTGATTTCAATATTGATATTGAAATGGCATCAACAATGATTGATAAATTTATCAAAGCAAAAGGTGCATTGAGTGATGTAGATACATTTACAGTATTTACCGAAGGTGGTGATTTAAAGATGGCAATTGGTTATTCTTCAATTTCGACAAATAGAGTAACATTTACCGCAACTAAATCGTTTGATGGTGATGTTAAACCAATTTCATTCTCAGCAAAATATTTAAAAGAAATTCTTACTGCAAATAAAGAAGCAACATCTGCAAAATTAAAAGTATCAACCGATGGTTTGGCAAATGTTCAATTTCAAATCGATGACTTTATTTGTAAGTATTATTTAGTAGAAATCTCAAATTAATAAAATGAAAGAACAATTAGAATTATTCCCACAAGAGGAATTACAACAAGACGCGGGTAGTATTAATGTACCTGAAGCACAACCAATTAAAGACGCAGAATGGTGTTTTCAATTTTTTAACAATGAACCAATTGTATTTGCATGGTCAAACGACGGTGAAAATGCTTCTCCTTTGGTTTTACAATTACAACCAACGGAAGGTGAAGGATTAAATTTTCAACAAAACGGAATGACTTTTAGAGTATTCCCAAGAGAAATTAGTGAAGAAACAAAACAACAAAGAGCAGAACAAAATGCAAATAAAAATAAAGAAGCTTAGTCCAGAAGCAGTAATACCAACATATGCAAAAGAAGGTGATGCCGGTATAGATTTAGTTGCAACATCAATAAAGTTTGATGGCACACAAATTACATACGGAACAGGATTGGCAATGGAAATACCCGAAGGATTTGTAGGATTAGTATTCCCTCGTTCATCCATTCGTAAAACCGATTTATCATTAAGTAATTCGGTAGGTGTAATTGATAGTGGATATAGAGGTGAAATACAGGCAACATTTAATCAAAGGTCATTATCATCTCAAAGTGGTAGTTTTGTATATGGTGTTGGTGATAGGATTATGCAAATTATAATTATCCCACATCCCCCTATCGAATTTAAAGAAGTAGATGAATTAACAAACACCGAAAGAGGCGAAGGCGGATTCGGTTCAACTGGAAAATAATATGAGTTTTTTCGCAAACGATATAAACAAAAGAGAACATAGTTTGTGGGTGGAGAAATACCGTCCACAAACTCTTGCTGACTATGTTGGTAATGAAACCATCAAAGAAACAATTCAGCAGTATTTAGATGCAAATGACATACCACATTTATTATTGTATGGAAAAGCGGGTACGGGTAAAACCACACTTGCTAAACTAATCGTAAACACAATCAAATGTGACTTTATGATTATCAACGCATCGGATGAAAACAATGTGGATACTGTTAGAACAAAAGTTAAGAACTTTGCATCATCGGTTGGATTTGCAGGTTTCAAAGTAATCATATTAGATGAGTTTGATTATATGACACCGGGAGCTCAAGCGATTTTGAGAAACTTAATGGAAACATTCAGTAAGCATTGTCGTTTTATCTTAACCTGTAATTACATTGAGAAAATCATTGACCCTATCCAAAGTAGATGTCAATCTTTCGCAATCACACCTCCGACTAAAAAGGATGTAGCAGTTCAGGTAGCAAAGATATTAGATGCAGAAAAAATTAAGTATGAACCAAAGAATATGGCTGATGTGATTAATTCATATTATCCAGATATTAGAAGGATACTTAATACTTGTCAATTACAATCTGCAAAGGGAGAATTAAAAGTAGACCATAGAGTAATGGTTGAAGCAAACTTTGCAACTAAACTTATTGACCTTTTAAAAGCAGATGATGACAAGAGAAATATGTTTATGAAAATTAGACAAGCAGTCGCAGACAACAAATTAAACGACTATTCGGAAATGTATACAATGTTATACGACAAAGTAGATGAATACGCAACAGGAAATGTAGCAAATACAATTTTAACAATTGCAGATGGTCTTTCAAAGGATGCATTGGTAGTTGATAAAGAAATCGTATTTATGAGTACAATTATACAAATTTTAAATATTATAAAATAATGGAACAAGGACAAGAGCAATTACCAATAAATTTTAATTTAAACGATGCAAGAGATATGGATTGTAAATGTGGTGGAAAGATATTTTTACCAGCATATAGATTTAAAAAAATATCCCGTTTATTAACAGGCCAACCAAAAGATTCAGTTATGCCAATTGAATTATATGTTTGTGCAAGTTGTGGAAGCCCACTAAATGACCTATTACCACCTGAATTACAAGAAACAAAAATTACCGAATAATGGCAACTAAAAAGTTATTTGACCACCTTAATGCAATAACTTCCGAACAAGACCCAAATTATTTTGATAAACTTTCAGAAGAGGATTTGAAATCGTGGAGTAACTTTATGGTAAATCGTTTCCTTTCTATGAAATCGGAGTGGGTAGAATTAATTGCAACTTTACTTCCTTTAAGTCAAACATTGTCTCCAAAGGAAATGTATAAGTTGTATATCAATGTTATTCCAAAGGGTAAATACTTTTTAAAATATATTAAAGGAAAATCCGAAGATAAATACGAACAATTTATAGTGGACTTATTAAAAAAAGAATACGATTGCTCGGAAAACCAGGCAATAGATTATTTAGAAGTTCTTTATTCAACAAGAGAAGGTAGAGAATATTTGAAATATGTTTGTGAAAAATATGGTATAGATAAAAAGCAAATAACTAAACTAAAACTTAAGATATAATTTGGTAAATCCAATTATTTGTCTTATATTACAGTTATTATGGCAAGAGTATCATTTTCACAATATAGCATGTGGCATAACTGTCCACAACAATACAAATTAGCATACATAGATAAGTTAGGAGAAAACTCTTCTAACATACATTCAATCTTTGGAACTGCAATGCACGAAACACTTCAAAACTATTTGGAGAAATGTTTAAGAATATCAAAGTCACAAGCTGACAAGATGATTGACTTACAAGAATATTTAAAAGAAAGAATGAGAGATGCATATCTTAAAGAAACCGAAGGGGAAATAGGAAATACTACAATATGCACCAAAGAAGAAATGGTAGAGTTTTTAGAGGATGGAAACGTCTTATTAGATTGGTTTCAAAAACCCAAAAACTTTAACAAATTCTTTTCGTTAAAACACGATGAGTTGGTAGCAATTGAACAACCTATAAACACAAAGATTTCTGAGAATGTAAACTTTATGGGTTTCATAGATTTGATTATCAGAGACACATTTACAGGTAGATACAGAATTATTGACTTTAAAACTTCTACAAGAGGTTGGAGTAAGTATCAAAAATCAGACCCAGTTAAAAGTGCACAAATCCTATTATACAAAAAGTTCTATGCAGAATTACTAAGTATTTCCGAAGATGTGATTGACGTTGAGTTTATCATTTTGAAAAGAAAGGTAGAAGTAAGAGAGGATATCCCAACACATAGAATTAGCAAACACATACCTGCAAATGGTAAGATATCAGTAAACAAAGCATGGAAAGGTTTTACGGACTTTGTAGAGAGTGTATTTGACAAAGATGGTAATTATAAAACGGAAATAGAGTACCCAAAGAACGCAACTAAACTATGTGAATGGTGTGAGTTTTTTCATAGAGGATTGTGTGATAGAGGATTAAAAAATTTAAATTAAACAATATATATTTTAAAAGTTATGGCAAAAAAGAAAATTCTGTTATTGGCGGATGATTTACGAATGGCAAGTGGTATTGCAAATGTTTCTAAGCAATTAGTTTTAGGAACAGTTGATAAATATGATTGGGTACAATTAGGTGCAGCAATCAAACATCCTGATGCAGGTAAAATATTTGATTTAAATGATAGTGTTAGAGAACAAACAGGCGTAAAAGATGCAAGTGTTAAAATATATCCATTTGATGGTTATGGTAACGCTGATATAATTCGTCAATTACTAATGGTTGAAAAACCTGATGCAATCCTACACTTTACTGACCCAAGATATTGGATTTGGTTATATGAGATGGAGCACGAAGTTCGTCAATCAGTTCCTTTATTCTTTTATCATATTTGGGATGATTTACCAGACCCAAAATACAATAGAGATTACTACGAAAGTTGTGATTGGATTGGGTGTATTTCAAAACAAACTTATGGTATTACTAAAAGAGTTTGGAGTTGGGATAAAGAAAAGCATTGGACACCACCTGCAGATTGGCAAGTAAGTTATGTGCCACATGGTATCAATTCGGAATTATACAAACCAGTAGAAGTTCCAAAAGATTTTAAAGAAAGTGTATTTGGTAATAAGGAATATGAATTTGTTTTATATTGGAACAATAGAAATATTCGTAGAAAACAACCCGTTGATGTAATTTTGGCATTTGATAAGTTTGTACAACAATTACCAAAAGAAAAACAAGATAAGGTATGTTTATTAATGCATACTGCTCCTGTGGAAGAACATGGAACGGATTTACCAAGAACAATTGCAGAATGTTGTTCACCTGAAACAAATGTAGTATTTGCACCAAATAGATATTCCGAAGAACAATTAAACTATCTTTATAATATGGGAGATGTAACAATCAATGTGGCATCAAACGAAGGATTTGGATTGGCAACCGCAGAGTCAGTAATGGCGGGTACACCAATCATAGTTAATGTTACAGGTGGAATGCAAGACCAATGTGGATTTGAAATAGATGG